ACAAAACAACTAGAAAAGTATGTTGTAGACAACCCTGTTACTGTTGGAATTAACATTAGAGGAAGAGAATATAACGGAAAATACTATAATAGCATTATAGGATGGAAGTTATCATCAACTGTCGGAAGTGTAAACAACGCAGAACAAAACCCTGCAAGAGAAGTAGATTTACCATTTTAATTTAAGAGGGGTGTAACAGCCCCTTTTTTTGTACCTTAATGAGAAAACTTATAGAGTTAAAAGATGGCGAACAAATGCCTTATGATTTTTGGAACTACAATGTAAATCCAATACTAGGCTACAAGTTTGAACAACCAAGAAGAAACACAGCAAAAGAACAAAACAAATACGGAATAATGCCAATACCAAACAAATGATAGCACAAACAATTAAATTAGAACAAAAGATATTAGATATTAAGTATGGTAGAGTAAAGGCAGGTCTGAAAATAGACATCGCTCAAATTGATGAGCATATAAGATTTAAAAAGAATCTGCTGATTGCTTTGGGGCACGCAAATGTAGGAAAAACTACGACTTTAATATATTTCTATGTATTGTGGGCAATAAAGCATAATTTAAAATTTCTTATATGGTCAAGCGAAAATAGCCCTGAATCTGTTTTAAGAAAGATAATAGAGTTTAAAACAGGTGTACCGATACAAGACTTAAAAGACAGCCAAATAAGTAAAGCAATTAAATGGTCAAATAATCATTTCAAGATAATTGATGTTGATGATATGTATACTTATAAATCATTGTTAAAAGAAGCGCAGCAGATTAAAGATGCTTGGAATTACGATGGTCTACTGATTGACCCTTACAATTCTTTGTCTAAAGATGCTGCAATTTTAAAGATGGTTGGTAATTCACACGAATACGATTATCAAGTATTAACCGAACTAAGGATGTTTACTAAAAATAATGATATTCAAGTTTGTGTTAATGCTCACGGTGTAACTTCTGCACTAAGACAATACCACCATTCAGGACACGAATACGAAGGTTTAACAAAGCCATTAGCTATGAGTGATGCAGAAGGTGGTTCTAAAGTCAGTTCTCGTGCTGATGATGTTTGGACAATACATAGGTATGTTCAGCATCCTACTGAATGGATGTACACGCATATTCACGTTCTTAAAATTAAAGAAAATGAAAGTGGCGCCAGACCGACCAGTCAGGACAGCCCATTGAAATTTAGAATGTTAATAAACAATGTGGGCTTTGAATTTCTTGGAAAAGATATTCTACATAGTAAAAAAACAAAAGTTGATGAGATACTATTTTGATTGAACTAATAATTACATTGTTGTTAATATTTGTCCTTATGTTATATTGGGGTCAAATCAATGATGCAGAAATAAGCATTGCGCCAATGATAGGAATTGTTGTTGGTGCTTTGTACTCTTTTCAAGATTACGAGGAAGGAAGGGAATACACTTTACAATGTTGTATCTTCGTGGTAAGCATTACAGTAATATGGCAGAAGAATACGGATGGTTAAAAATCGTTGCTAAACAGCACGATGATTGGGTTACAATAGTTCGCAGCTTTGGCGAATACAACTACTGTGAAGATATAGTGCAGGAGGCTTACATCTGCCTTATCAAGTATGCCACACCTGAAAAGATAATCAAAGGTGATAAAGTAAGCAGGGGATATATGTTCTTTACTTTAAGAAGCCTTTATTACCAATACTACAACAAGAAGAAGAAGGTACGAAAGGTCAGTATTGATGATGATGATAATTACCTACAAATTCCCCACCAAGATAGTATAGAAGAAAACCAAGCGTTTAATAGAATCTGTGAACTTGTAGATGGAGTTGCAGATGAGTGGAACTGGTACGATAGAAAACTGTGGAAGCTATATAGCCAAACAGATATGAGTATGCGAAAACTAGCAGCAGAAACTAAGATAAGCTGGGTAAGCATATACAACAGCCTCAAACACCTAAAGCAAGACCTAAGAAATAAATTACAAGAAGATTACGAAGATTATAAATTAAAAGATTATGAGAGAATTACCACCAAAAGACAAAAGGACTAAAGCCTACAAAGAGTGGGTTAAAAACCACGAACAAACAAGTACAGGGGTAGGAGACACTGTAGAGAAAGTATTTAAAAAGACAGGTGTAGCTAAAGTAGCTAAGTGGGCATTGGGTGAGGACTGTGGATGCGATGAACGCAAAGACAAACTTAACTACTTATTCCCTTATCAGAAACCTAATTGCCTTACAGAAGATGAATTTAATTATTTGTCAGACCGTGTAGGTAAACTTAACAAGGTAACACCTGAAGAACAAAAACGTTTGTTAGTAATATACAATAGGGTTTTTAAAGACAATAGAGAATTAACAGGTTGTAGTACTTGTTTTTTAAATGGTGTTTGGAAGAAGTTAGAACGTGTTTATAAAGAATATCTTGGGTAGTCTAATAAGAAATAGAAACCAAGTAAAGCAAGTGATTGACTTTACAGGTGTACAGAATGGAAAACTTCACCCAAGTGATATTGATTTTGTATTAGAGTTTGACAATGAGATACTAATACTTGGAGAGGTCAAAAGGAAGTACAACCGTATTCCCACAGGACAAAAGCTAATACTAGAACGCATTTGTGATGCTTGGGGAGAGAAGTCAATAGCTATCAAGGTAGAGCATCAGTTTGATGATGATTCCAAAAACATTCCTTTGGAACAATGTAAGGTAACAGCTTGGTATGAACCGAAGGTTGGATGGCATTTTTTAAAAGAGCCTTATGATTTTATAGAATTTATCAATAACTTAGGCGAGAAATGGAATAACAAAAAATGTAGATTCTAATGAGAGATACAATGCAAAAGAAGTTTGACAACCTTGATGACCTTAAACTTACTAATTCACTTCTGATAATGCAGGAGAGTGTAAAAGGTTGGTGTGATACAAGACCAGACAACGAACAACTAAAGCAAGTAAGGGAAGCATTATTAAACGTAACCTTTATCACAAACAAGTTACAGCTAGATAGGGGAACATATCATTTAGCGATTGACCAATATAGAAACCAATCAACAAGGTCGATAGAACGTGCTAGGAAAGCAGAAGAAAAGATTGCCGAACTAGAGAAAGAACTAGCAGTATTTAAGAAAGCAAAAGAACTTGGATTATGATGCAAAAATTATTAGTAGGATATATTCTATTTAGAACAATAGAGTTTCTTATGGTATGGACTTGGAAAAACTTAATCAAATGAGTGATTCAGTAACAAAGTATTTTGAGAATGCAGATACTACACAACCTGTCGACCTTAGACAGACAGACAAGATAGTAGAAAATGTTATATCTAAATACAAGCAACGTAGTGAACTTGGAATAGAAAAGTATGGTACAACACTACACGAATCACCCGATGGATTCTATGCGTTCCTAAACCACCTACAAGAGGAACTGATGGATGCTACACTATACATTGAGAAACTTAAACAGCAGAAATGAAAGAAAGCGAATTAATACAGATGAGAAATAGGGTAGCTAATATGGAAAAAGTATTAGTTGCTGTTATTCTTAGATTGGAAAAATTAGAAGGTGTAGAAAAAAAAGATAGTGAATAACTTGTTTATATCAAAAATGTTTACGTAATTAGCATCATAATAATAAAACAAACAATTATGATATATCAAGAAAGCGATTGGATAAAACAAGAGTACGGTTCTATGACTAATGACCGTTTAATGTTTACCATTCAAAACAGACATCAATATCTACCTGCACACGCAGCAAGATGTTTAAAAGAATTAAAGCTAAGAAGAAATGATAACACTACTAAATAACGAAACGTGGGCAAGGGAAGAAATCCTTGCAGAGATGTACGATGATAACTTCTACTATGGACATCTAGGAAAACACGCTTTAAGCAGCAGCAGTTTAAAGATGATTCTTAAATCACCAAAGACTTATAGAAACGTAACTAAGTATGGCGACCCAAATTCAGACAGCCCTGCACTTGCACAAGGTAAGTTAGTGCATTGGTTAATACTAGAACCGCACAAGGTAGATGAGTTGCACTTTGTAGAAGCATCAACTAAGAACACCAAGATATACAAAGAAGCGAAAGCAGCACACGGTGAGGTATTCTTAAACAAAGAGAAGAGCCAAGCAGAGCGTGTAGCGGATGCAGTTCTAAGAAACGAGGCAGCACTTAAACTACTAACCAAGTCAGAGTTTGAGATACCTGCAATAGAGATGATGGAAGGATTACCATTTAGGGGTAAGGCAGATATTATACAAGGAGACACCATAATTGATTTAAAGACTTCTGCTGACCTTTCTACATTTAAGTATAGTGCAGATAAGTATGGTTACGATTTACAGGCTTATATGTACAAGAGAATGTTTAAGGCAAATGACTTTAAGTTCTTGGTGGTAGACAAAGGTAGTTGTGATATTGGAATCTTTGAAACAACAGAAGAATTTATAGCAAGAGGTGAGGACAAATTCCATAGAGCAGTAGACAACTACAAATACTTCTTCAAAGAAAATAACGACCTTGACCAATATGTAATGCGTGGAATTTTATAAAACAAACGATATGAAACAAATACAGTTATTTCAAGAACAAGAAAACAAAGAAGAACAAATCTTAAACGAATTTTTCGATAAGAATACATCATCAATAAGGAGAGGTTTTGCAGGAGAACAACTATGCAGAATGTTTTTAAAAAAACACGGTAAACCATTTCACCAAGTGGATTACCTGTTTGAAAATAACGGGCGTATTTGTTCCGTTGAGGTTAAAGCTACAGAGATGTATAACAATCCAAACGCTCACGGTCTGTCAGTAGTACAGTATGAAAAAAAATTGAGTTTATACAGAAAGCACAATATAGTACCTTACTTGTTTGTGCATTGTCAAACTACAAATAAAATATATTGGAATAACTTTATTGATTTAAAAAATGGAAACGAATTTAGCTCAAAGACTGGTAGAATGATTTTGTTTCCTATTGAAAGCTTTAATACATACGAAACATCAAACTATATACGATGATAAAGATTTACAACGAAGATTGCCTAGAGGCATTAAAAAAAATGGGCGATAATGATTTTGACCTTGCTATTGTAGACCCTCCCTACGGCATAGAGGTAAATAAAATGACTTTAGGAGGTGGTAAATATAAAAACAAAGGAAAAACTTGGGATAGTGAAACACCCTCACAAGATTACTTTGATGAGTTGTTCCGTGTATCAAAAAATCAAGTTATTTGGGGAGCAAACTATATGATTGATAAAATAAAAAAACCTTCAATGGGATGGATATATTGGGATAAAATGAATGGTGATAGTGATTTCTCTGATGGAGAGTTAGCGTTTACATCTTTTAAACGAGCATTAAGGTCGTATAAACATCATTTGTCAATGGATAGAAGCAAAAGATTTCATCCAACACAAAAGCCCATTAAACTGTACGAATGGATTCTGATGAAATATGCTAAAGAGGGGGATAAAATACTTGACACTCACTTAGGCGGAGGAAGCATTGCTATTGCTTGTCATAATCTTGGGTACAGCCTAACAGGGTATGAGATAGATAAGGAGTATTATGATAAGGCTTCTGAACGAATTAAACAACATCAATCACAAATAAGAATATTTTAAAAACCATTATACGTTCTTTATATACCTATTGCTTTACAGTCAAAAGACAATAGAACTCACACCTTGTTTAAATGGTTCAAGGTGTTATTTAACGAAAAATGAATAAAGACATAATAGAAGAATTTTACCTACTCACCTTAATGGACATAAGAGAAGGAGTAAGCATACAAGAACTAGAAGACATAATACAACTTTACGAAGATGTAGAGGACTACGAAGCCTGTGCAGGAATATTAAAAGCAATAAACGAAACAAGACACGAAACAATAACAAACATCAATGAGAAACTTTAAGATACTGAAAGAGATTAGGAGCATAGTAGAACAAGAATGCAACTTAAACCTAAACACAAAGACAAGAAAACAAGAGTACGTTTACGCAAGAGCGGTGTATTTTAAATTATGTAAGCAAATAACCAATTCATCATTAACAGACATAGGTAAGATGTTAAGTAAAGACCACGCAACTGTATTGCACGGAATAAGAATATTTGATGCGTTTTTAATGCAGAAATCATACTATACATACGAACTATCAATCTACAACAAAGTGATGGAAGTGTATACCGATGAATCAGACAAGAACCCATCCACGCTGATTGAGAAAGTAAAAGCAGAGAAGCTAAGACTGCAAAAAGAAAAAAAAGAGGTAATTAAAATATACCAAGACATAAACACCCAATACCTAGACCTAAAAAAGAAACATAACCATATGCTAAAGTTCTTTAGTAAGTACGAACCTAACGCATACGAGAAATACGCAGAAGTGTAATGGAATACTCAATAATGTTATTTGCTATCACATCCTTTGGATTACTAACAGCAGCGGTGTACGAATACTTTAAGGATTAACAAAAAAGTTTAAATCTTATTGTACATATAGACATTGAATAATCAATCTATTTCAAATTGGATAAAAGAAAGTTTAACGGTGGTGCAAGAGCAGGTGCAGGTAGAAAACCTAAGGCTGAAGAAATACAGCTTGTAGAACGTTTATCCCCATTAGAAGATGATGCATTAGCTGCAATGGCAGAAGGTGTAAAGTCTGGAGATATTAAATGGGTTACTCTTTATCTTAACTACTATCTTGGGAAACCAAAAGAAACTAAAGACATCTCTATCAACGAAGATGTACCTTTGTTTATAGACTAGGGATAACCTAAACCCTATCTGTAACATATATGCAGATAAAGAAAACAGAAGCACTTAATAAATTACGCAACCTTGACAATCGAGTTAAGATAGTCAGGGGTGGAACATCAGCAGGAAAGACTATTTGCATCTTGCTTATCTTGATTGACTACGCTATAAGAAATGATGGCAAAGAAATTAGTGTAGTAAGTGAAAGCATCCCACACCTGCGTAGAGGTGCATACAAGGACTTCTTAGGCATCTTGAAGGGTATGAATAGGTATAAGGATAACCAACTAAACAAGTCCACTTTAAAATACACGTTTACAAATGGCAGTTATATAGAGTTCTTTTCAACTGACCAACCTGACAAACTAAGAGGTGCAAGAAGAACAGACCTGTACATTAACGAGTGCAACAATGTACCCTTTGATGCTTACCAACAATTAGTAGTAAGAACAAGTGGAAACATTTGGTTAGACTATAACCCAGCTGCACTATTCTGGGTTGATAAGGAATTAGTAGGAAAAGAGGACACAGACTTTGTTACACTAACCTACAAGGATAACGATTCACTACCTGATACAATCGTAAGGGAAATAGAGAAAGCTAAGGACAAAGCCAAGACATCTACTTATTGGGCGAACTGGTGGCGTGTATATGGATTAGGTGAAATAGGAAGCCTTGAAGGGGTATGTATTCCTGATTGGAAAGAAATAGATACAGTTCCTGTCGAAGCTAGACTACTAGGCTATGGGATGGACTTTGGTTATTCGGTAGACCCTACAACCTTAATAGCACTATACAAATGGAATGATGCTTACATATATGATGAGGTGTTATATAAGAAGGGTATGCTTAACAGGGATATAAGTAGGTTCTTACAAAGCAATGGAATCACAGAAGCTATTGTAGCAGATTCAGCTGAACCAAAGAGTATAGCAGAACTACAAGGATATGGGCATACAGTAACACCTGTGAGCAAGGGTAGGGATTCAGTAGTATATGGAATCAACCTAATGAACCAAAACGAGATTTATATAACATCAAGAAGCAAGAACCTAAAGAGAGAACTACAAGGCTACATTTGGGCAAAGGACAAAGAGGGGAACACCTTACAGAAACCCACAGGAGAACATCCTGACTGTATAGATGCTGCACGTTACATCTTGACTGATACATTAGAGAACCCAAATAAAGGAAATTATTTTATCTATTAATTTGGTAGTTAATAAAAAGTTTATATTTTTGAAGTGTATAACAATTAAAACAAACAATATGGATTATTTAGTAGAGGAATACGAAAGACACTTACAGCGCATTGGCGAATGTGATGCACCCTGCCCAACTTGTGGCAGACCAACAGAAAAAGACTTCTGCAATGGCGATTGCTTTGAAGCATATTTAATGTAAAACAACAACTATGAGAATACAAGAAACAGAAGAGTACCGAATCGTTAAACAATTAACATCGGAAGAAAACAAGCAACTACTTAGAAAAGCATTGTGGCAAGTACCTGTTGCAATGGGAACGGTGTACGCAGGTATGTACGCATTTATTTACTTCTTTTTATGGATAGTAAAACTTTAAAAGATTGGCAAGTCAGGAAGGCTTGTTGGGATAAAGGTTTCTTTGTAGAGCAGCACCCTATGGGAAGGGGTTGGTCTAGTAAGCCCTATCCTGTACAACTTGTGATGGACTTACAAGGCTTTAAGAAGATGGGAACAGATTCGTATAAACAGAACAGTAAAGAACTAGAAGAAAAAATAAACGAGATGTACTTGTATATTTATAAAAAATTTATATCTTAGTAAGGAAATATTTTTCATTTAGATAATTTAGTTAAACATTGGTTAAGGGTGGTAGAAATACTGCCCTTTTCTTTTTATACATAATTCAACTTATTTTATTGTACTTATATGAAAGTAGATATACTTGTACCAAGCAGCCTTAGTGAAGTTACATTAGAGCAGTATCAAAAATTTTCTAAGATTAACACAGAAGATAATTCAGATACAGGATTCTTAATGCACAAGACCGTTGAGATATTTTGCAACCTTAACCTAAAGGATATTGCAAAGATTAAATACACCTACGTTCAAGAGATACTAAACGACATAAACAAACTATTTGAACCTAAGCAAGATTTGATTCCTAGATTCACAATGGGTGGCATTGAGTATGGATTCATTCCTGTGCTTGATGATATGACTTTAGGCGAGTATGTAGACCTTGATGAAAACTTTACTGATTGGGAACGTATGCATAAAGCAATGGCGGTTCTTTTTAGACCGATTAAACTAAGCAAAGCTGATAGGTATCAGATAGAAGACTACGATGGCTTAGACAACGCAGAACGAATGAAGAAGATGCCTCTGGATGTTGTAATGGGGGCAATGGTTTTTTTTTGGACTTTAAACAGCGAGTTGCTGAAAACTACCCTGAACTTTTTGGAACAGGAAGTGGGCAAGGAGATGACTACACAGCAGCTTCAACATTTGGAAAAAAGTGGGGCTGGTATCAAAGCATCTATGGAATTGCTAAGGGAGATGTTACCAAGTTTGAGAATATCACTAAATTGAATGTTCACGAATGTTTGGTTTACTTAGCATTTGAAAAAGAAAAAATAGAACTAGAAAGACAACAGATTAAAAGAAGATGACAGGATTCTACAACGTAACGGATAAAATCAAAGATACATTAGCAGCAGAACCATTTGTGAATACAGTTACTTATGGAAGCCTAGACGATGTTGATTTAAACAAGCAAACCATATTTCCATTATCACACTTGATAGTAAACAACTGCAGCGTTGCAAACAATACGTTGACGTTTAATATAAGCGTCCTAGCAATGGATGTAGTAGATGAAAGCAAAGAAGAAGTAGAAGATGACTTTGTAGGAAACGACAATGAGCAAGATGTAATGAATACACAACTTGCAGTTTTAAACAGATTAATTGCAATCTTACAAAGAGGTGATGTCTATACAGACAAATTCCAAGTAATAGGTGCAGTAGGTTGTGAACCATTTGTAGATAGATTTGAAAACAAGTTAGCAGGGTGGGTAGCCACCTTTGATGTAGTAGTAGAAAACGATATGACCATATGCTAACAAAGGGACATACAAGAGAAGCGTTAGAAAGGTTTAAAGGGATAGTTATAAACCAAAGTAGAGCGATGCTCACTAAGAAGGGTAAGAACGTGTCTAAGAAGCTATTTAACAGCATAGATGGTAAGGTAACTGCAAACCCTAATTCTTTCAGCTTAGACTTCTTTATGGAAGATTACGCATACTACCAAGACTTAGGGGTTAAGGGTGCAAAAAGTACATACCCATTAACATTAAGATATGGTACACTTGCAAAGTTTGGGAGTGGTAAAGGAAAAAAGGGTGGTTTAAGTAGTGGAATATTAAAATGGGTAGAAAGTAAACGATTCCAATTTACTGACAAGAAAGGGAAGTTTATGAGTTACAAATCAACTGCCTTCTTGATTTCAAGGTCAATATTTAACAAAGGCTTAAAACCAAGTTTGTTTTTTACGCAACCATTCCAAAACGCATTTAAAACATTACCAGACGAAATTATAGAAGCATACGGATTAGACGTAGAAGAATTATTAGAATTTACACTTAAAAGATGAGTACAAAAATAAACGCAAGAAGTCCATTCTACATAGAAGCAGAAGAACCTACGGTAGCACTAGGAACTTTTACTTGTACAACTGCAAATCTACTAGGTTTCGCTGTGAGTAGTGATGGAACAATTACAGACCCGTCTATTGCAAAAGGCACAATATTGAGTAGAGATACAGATTCATTTGCTACAAACACAAGTGGAAGCAGTATATCAAGGACGGTAAATTACACAATATTAATTCCAGTTGATTATCCTAATGCAGATGACGCTACAATTATTTGCCCACAAACCATTGACCAACCTACTCAATCAGCACAAGAAAACCCTACACAAAATAATAACTGTCCAACATTTTCAGGGCCAATACCTAACATTACTAACCTAGACGAAACAGGTTCAAGTATATCTTTAGGAACATATTTTACAGCAGGTTCGGGTGCAGGAATAGAAAGATATGAAGTTACTCAATCAGGTGGCTTAGCGATAACTTATCAAATAACTGGAACAGTACCAAATCAAACACTAACGTTTGCTACTGACTTAACTTGTGTTCAAACAAGTATTACGGTAAAGGCAAAGAGTAGTGCTGATGCTTGTAGAGCAACTAGCAATACATTTACTGTTTCGGCTGAATGTCCAACGGTGACACTAACCTGTACGACAGATGATGCAAACAACGATGCAATAGCACTAACAGGCGGTTCATTAGCAGGAGATGGTACGATAAACAGACCTTCATTTTCTAATGCACTAAGAATAAAACGCATTGAAGATGAAAACGATGTAGATGTTACAAGTGGCTACAGCGCAAACACTACTGTAAGCGATAGAGATGTAACATTGACTTTTATTTTTGATGTACCTGACCATTACACAAATGGAGGTAGTGAAATAGAATGTGATAAAACCTTTACGCAAAGACCCGAAACATTACCCCTTAACAATTTAGGTTGTACTGATGATAGATTGGTGTTTCAAGGGTTTAGAATAGCTACCACAGGTGATATTGTTGTTGGTGAATCTAAGGTGCTATATGATGGTATTGAAGCAGATTTTACAGTAAATACTCTAGGTGTAGGCTCGGGTTCTACATTCCCTGTTGTATATAGTCCAACTGATAGAAGTATCGGTGTAGACATTACAATACCAACTGGCTATCTTGGTGTAGGAAATACACTAAGTTGTACGATACAAAGGCAGCAGCCACCAATACAGAGCGATTGTGTAACGTTGATACAAGGTGGCGAAGTATTAAGAACGCATTACATCTCAAGAATAGGAGTTGTAGATAAATGCGGTCATTGTGGAAGAGTAGAACAAGCAACTGAAACTGTATTTACAAACTTAAAAAAAGGAGGAATTGTATGTAAAGATGGCAA